GCTTTAATGCACATCATCACTGCGCCAAGTGCATACATCAAGAGTTGATTATTATGTTCTGGGCTGACTTTGACTCGGCCAGTCTTTAAGTCCACCACATGGAGTGCATTGTCGATCACAAACGCTGCATCAGCTGTGCCACCCAAGTCTGGATGGAGCTTGGATAGCATTGGGGTTAGATTCCACTCCAGCTGGATCATCTTGGCACTGACACTGGCTCGTTTGAGGTAGTCCACATAATCGTTGGCCACTTGCAGCATTTCTGGGTCATCGCACTGAAATGGCTTGTTGTCCCACAATGCCTGAGCCATGGCATGGATGTCGGTTCCTCGCTGGGCTGCTTCATTGGTGGGATTGGGCAAACCTTGCTCGAGCAAATAACTGCCTGGGCAGAGAATGATTCGATCAAGTCTTGATGCTGATATAGGTGCGTGTGTACTCATTTTGCTCTCGCTTTCATCATTTCATCGGCCAAGGCATAAGCCAATCCGCAAATTTCCTCGATGCCGACAATTTCTTGCTGCTCTGCGTATGCGTGAGCAATGAGAGCTGGCAGCGCATTGCTGGCGAAATAGTCTCTCAGCTCCATGCCTTCCTGATCTGTTCGGTTTGGGTTTGGAAATGCTTTCATTTTGGATTTTCCTCTTTTTGCTTGGTTAAAAAGTATTGAATAGTGGCTGCTGTGACTTTAAATCGTGCAGCAATGTCTTTGATTGATACACCTTCAGCTCTGAGCTTTAACACTCTTAGGCCATCGATGTTGGCTCTTTTCCGACCTGATCCTGGTCTTGCTCCACCGATCATGGTGTGTTGTCCAATCCATCTTTGAGAATGGTTTGGTAATGGTCATCGAGCTTGGGATCGAGGTTTTTGTCATAAAATGGATACTCGCCATTCCAGCCCTCGCCTGATGCACAAAATCCCCATTCAAATCCCTCGCTGAAATAATGTGACTTAGTGGCCTCAAGGACTGCCATCAAAACACTTTTATCCATGCCGTTGAGAATGAATATTTCAAACATTAATTTTCTGGCTTCTTGGTATGTCATATATTTTTTTCTTTCAAAATGTCTTCTAAAATTCTTGCATTTTCTTGAAAATTTATAGTATCCATGTAAGTTCTTTCTATTTCCTGTTCAGTTAACCCCACCCATGTGCGTTGTGGTGGAATCATATAAAGAGAATCAAATACATATTTGTCTGCTGGTTTTGTAAATGTAAGTGACGGAACATTGTCATGACCCCAAACCATCCACGCCACAGGCTCATCTTTTGTTTTTAGTGCGGCTTTACATTCTTCGATTGCCAACTTAACCAAAGGGAATGGCATCGCTCTGTCAATGTTTTCCAACGCCTCCAATGCATGGCGTAATGCTTCATCTTTATTCATTTGATTGACCTCCATTGTGTTCTAGGTTCGTTTGCGTGTTTGATATAAAAGTGAATCAAAAAATTAATGATCTGTGTGTAAGTCATTCTGATGCCAGTATCCTCTTGGACTTTATCCACGATCAAATCGATTGAATCAGTGATTGGTAATGTAATTCGTCTTGTTTTTAGCATTTTGCTCTTTCGTTTTTAGGGTTGATTTGTTTAGGTGCTTTTCGAGTAAATCTTGAAATCTGTCGATCAATTCCCAGTTGACATCTTCATGCTTGGATTCAATCAAATGGTCAATGATTCGTGCTGCTTGTTTTAAAAGTATTTTGTCCATGGGGTTAAATGATTTGGTTAATGATGTTTTGCTTTTTGAGGATTTTGGCCAAAATCGTATGATCCAGTGAGTTGGAAATCGTGAGTAAATAAATGAGTGGAGCTGTGCCAGACTTTTTGATATTCTCCACTCGACTCGATGCTTGTTGAAGTGCTGAAGTCTGCCAGGTAGCCTCAACAAAAATAACTGTATCGGCAGCCGACAAATCGATGCCCTCTTGGCACGCTTGAATATTTCCAATGAATAGTCTGGTCTTACCATCTTGAAAATCCTTCAAAATTTGGATTCGTGCAGCAGCTGGTGTGTCTCCAGTGATCACCACTGGATGATGGGCTTTCAGTAGTTCGGCCAGCTGATGCACCACCTCTTTGTGGTGGGCAAACACAATCACTGGCTCATCGGCCAGCTTGGCCTCGATGAATTCTGCCGATGGCTTGACTTTTCGCATGGCCGATTCCAGCATGACCGATGACAATCCCTCAAATGCCAGCATGGGGTTTGGATGTGCAATCAGCGCATCGATGTCAAATTGCTGTTCACGCTTATCGACTGGCAAATCAAACGTGATCAATGATGTGACTGGCTGCTGATAATTCGTGAATATTTCAGCCTTGGTGCGTCTCAGGCAATGTGGCTGCACCATGGCTCTCAGCTCAGGCAGATTTGATGCCCCAGACGTATCCAGCCCCCAGGGTGCATTCCACAATTTGGCATATCTGAGTCCAAAATCGTACCAGCCACCACGATAAATGCCCAAGCCATGCAAGAGTGGCCATAACTCGATGGGTCGGTTTGGGATTGGTGTTCCTGATAGTGCATAAACCCTTGGAATACGTTTCATCAGCTTAAATGCTGCAATAGTCCTGATGGCCTTGGGTGACTTGATCCTGTGGCTTTCATCGAGCACCAATGTCTCATATTTGCCAATTTCGCACAATGATCCAAGCACATCGTAATTGATGATCGTAATGCCACTGCATTGGCTCTCAGCTGCTTGTTTTTTGCCAGTGATCACTCTGATCTCGCCCTTGAAATCCATCGACTCAAATGCTTGTTTCCAAACATTTTTGACAATGGCTGGGCAGACAATGAGAGCTGGCAAATGCTGCATGGCTGCTGCTGCTGTGGGTAGTGTTTTGCCGACCCTTGGCTCATCGGCCAGAATGGCTCTTTTTTGCCTCAAGAGGAAATCCCTCGAGGTGATTTGGTGTGGAAATAGCATTTTTGATCCAGTTTTACAGTTAAGGAATCCTCAGTATATATTAAATTTTATGAAATTGTGGGAAATTTTGAGAAATTATGTTATAGTGCTTTCACTGACTTAGAAATGAGTCGGTATTCTTTAACTTTTAACTGGAAAAAACTATGTCTAAATTTATTACTGGTAAGGGTCGGTTTTCTTATTTGAATTGGGCCAGTCCCAAGGTCAATGAAATGTCTGGCAAAGAGGAATTCAGCACTGAATTCATCATCCCCAAATCTGATACTGTCACTATTGCTGGCCTCAAAACCGCAATGAAGAATGCATTGGATAAAAAGTGGAATGGCAAATATCCATCCAATTTGAGAAATCCATTGCGTGATGGAGACACTGAAACCAAGCAAGATGGCTCGCCATTGGGTGATCAGTACAAGGGTAGTTATTTCATTCGTTGTAAGACCAATGAAAAGCCTGGCACTGTGGATTCGCATGGCAATGCCATCATGGCAGCCAATGATTTTGTATCGGGTGACTATGGCCGAGTTTCGGTCACTGCCTATGCGTATTCACAAGCGGGAAATAATGGTGTAGCATTTTGGCTCAATAACATCCAAATGCTAGAAAAGGGTGATGCACTGGGATCAAAAGCCTCAGCTCTAGATGATTTTGGAATTGCCAAACCAGCTGCACAAGACAATGATATCCCATTCCCTTGATGTGAATGATTTCCACACTCTGCTGGCCAACAATGGAGTGTGGATTTTGTTCAGAAATGAACCCACACTTTTGGACATTCAAGAGGCCAGACGATTACTTGCTGGCCTTACTGACCAAATTCTGAAAGATCAAATCAACAATGTATCAGTACCTGATTGAAAAATATGGTGTCCGAATGACACTCAAAGAGGCATCTGAGGTATTAAAAGTTCCAGTCGGTACTTTGTATAACAAACGATCCTCTGATGATTTGCCATTCAAAACATTTAAAGATGGCATCAAAGTGTTTGTGGATACCAGGGATTTGGCTGGGTACTTGGAGAACCAATCATGTATATAAAAGCAGAATTCACCAATGTAATGAATACTTGGAAAAGATTCGGGTTTGTCCCACCATCGACTTTGGTGGAATATCAAGCAAAATGGTATCTAGTTAAACATAATCTTTAAATTATGCAAAACCTTGATTGGTACAATATTTTTGCTTGGGTTTTTGGCCTTGGAATGGCTGGGATTATTTTTACAATCTCAGCCATTTTTTGGTTTGTCGTATTCTTAATGATTCAAGAATAAAGTCTTGTCCCAGCCTTATCAATAATCAATGCTTGCCGTCTGGGCTGGCCAGTTGGATCGTTTGGCACTGATACATGAGTCCATCGATCAAATTCCCTGATCACCTGGTCAAATGGCAAACTGCTGGCAATAATCGCTTTGACTACCTCGTCTGGAGTCATGCCAGGCACTCTCAGGTCGGCTGCACATCCCACTCGATGCTGGCTTGAGTCTTTTGATCCAACAGCATCATTCACTTGTTTTGACCGAAATGCTGAGTTAACCATGATTGGCTTATTGCCCAGCAGCTCCTTGACCATTTCAAGAAATTGAGCCAAACGCTCAAGATTTTTTGTTTCAGATTCATTGGGTACATTGTCAAATTCCCTGTGATCGGTGAATGTCAATTCTTCCAGGCTGAAATGTGGTGTGAGCTGTGTCATTTGATGGGTGTGCTTTGATGGAGTAGTTGATCTTTATTTTGGCTCGATGCTGATGATCCAAAATAAAACCCAATGATGCCAGTCCATGCAGTCCCTAGTGAACCCAGCATAATATCAATCTGTGGTGCGTGTTGGATTTGGCCATACATCAAGCCCCAGAGAATGCCAAAAAAGCCAACAGTCACGCCAATGGACAACAGTGGTGGAATCCAGCTCTTGGTGTTGATCTGCATATCCCGAGCTGATTTCCTGTCCGCTGTGGCCAATTGTTCAAAATCCAGCCCCAGCTCTTGCGCTTTGGATTTGAGGTTAGTCTCGGCCAGCTGTAATGCTGCAATCTGATCGGCAGTCATTTTGCCACTGTTGATGGTGTCTTGAACCTTATCGGCATCGATGCCAAGTGCCTTGGACACTCCCTCGACCGCCAAGCCAGCCAATGGGCCACCAAGGCAGCTGGCCACTGTCGGTGCAATACTTTCAATCCAGCTCATGGTTTATCCTCCAAATGATATTTACTTTTTTGATAGTCCAAATGAATGCCATACATCAAACCGCAAAATGTCAAAAACAATATCAAAATGCCAGCGCATAACGCTGCCCTGACTTGCCATTTGTCGATGAACTGCCTTCTTTTGAGTGCAGCCATCTCAATGGCTTTTTTTGTTCACGCTCGAGCTTTTCTCGCTCTTTCCTGACAATTTCACGCATTTGCGTGAATTTCTCCCAAAGACCAGGCATTCCGACCTGGTATATGATCATTTCTCGCAATTCTGTTTCCATGCGCTGGATCTGCTCTTGACGCATGATCCGATTCATCGCCTCCTCGTTGATGCTGGTTTTTTTATCGAGTGGCTTGAGTCGTTCTTCTTTTTCTGCTTCTTTGAGTGTCTCTTGATGGGTGAAGAATGCTCCCAAATTCTTGCCAATGTCGTTGACGATATCCCCAACATCTTTGCCATCTTTTTTAAAGTCTTGGTATAAATCGATGCACTCCCGAATGCCAGCATGGGCAGCCTTACACGCTGCAAATACTGTGATTGGATCCATTATTTGTGCGTCAAAATAAACGTGAATATGGTGCCAACACAGCTGACAATGACCACGCCAGCACTGGTGATCATAATCTGCTCGATTCGCTTGAGCCTGGCATTGATCTGCTCATACCTCAAGGCACAAACCGCCTCGTGCGAATTCAGTCTTGCCTCAGTATCATCCATGCCCAAATCCCTCCAAATATGCTGAATTTTAGAGCAATTCTAGACTTTTGATAACCTCATTGGGATGGATGAATGCGTCTTTTTGGTAAACCTGATCCTCCCACCAGAGAAATTGATCTTTGGCCAAATTGACTCGATCCTTCAATAAATTGATATTTTCTGGGTGGCCAAAAATCAATGGATCTGAAACCGACCATAAAACAATGCCAGGCTTACCTTCCAGCCAAGCCAAATGCTGGAAAAATGAATCACAAGCAATCCACGTTCTGCATTGTTTGAGCAATTTGCTCAATTCGGCCATGGGCAGATTTGGCCTAAAATCCTCGACCAATGGCTGCTCGCCCTCGATGCCGATCTGGATGATTGGCTCTTTGAGCTGCCAATTCAATTGGCCAATCAATTCTGGCCAGTATGGGTAATTTTTGGGATTGGGTTTCCCATTCATCAGTTTTTTGGAATAAGGGGAAATGATGATCATAGATACAATTTCCTGAATGCTGCCTCGAGTGGCTGATTCCATTTCCACTGGGCCATCTTGAGGTAGATATTCCACTGATCAATGCTGCCAAATAGGTTTTGGGCAGCTGCAATTGATTCGCCTGGTATCACCTCAGGGTAACAGCTGAACACCATGGGGTTTTTGATATCTGGCAGCACTTTCCTAAAAACCAAATGATCCCCAAGTCCACAATTGAGCACCACAATAGTTTTGTCCTTGTATTTAAGGAAATTCTGGAATATTTGCTCGTCATGGGCATACATCGATGCATCAGTCTCTGATCTGATCCCACCAGTTGGATTCTTCAAATGCCAAGTGATGGCATCGGGAATGACAAATAATCCAAATCCTTTTTTGTGCAGTCCATAAGTAAATAGTGTTTCCTCTCGATGGGCCACTCTAGACAATCCCAAATTGTAGTCATGCACTCCAGCTCGATACAAAAATGAGCAATG